ACCTAGATGGTGGACAGTGGGGCATCTGGAACATCAGTGATCGCCACTGACCCCATCACCGTCTAGTATACACACAACACACAAAGGACACAGCATCATGAACGGTTGGGCAAATTACGAGACCTGGAATGCATCACTGTGGATCAACAATGATGAGTTTCTCTACAACACTGCCAAGGCATGTGTAGATTTTTGTGGGGACAATGATACGCCTTGGGATAAGTTCCAACGCTGCATGATGGAGGGACAAATTGGTAAGTTTCTCGGCAAGACTGGTGATGGCGTTGCATGGAATGACCCTGCGATTGATGCCGCTGAGATGAATGATTGCCTCTACGAATTAGCAAGCGGTTGGTGACACTTAGCGACACACAGTAAGGTATACCGAGGGGGCAGTGATTTGCCCCCCTTATTTGTTACTTAGGGTCGCCAAGCGAAAATGCCCAACTTCCCTAACCTACAAAAGTATCCAGACGCTCGCTAAATAATTTTGAAAATTGGTTTTTGAAAACCTTGAATTCTAAAAAATTTTCCCAGCAAAAAAATGATGGAAAACCGTTTCGAGAATTTTGATCAGATACTGAGTCATTTCGATGAATTCTGCGATGCGTTCGAGTCGAAAGCCGCAGAAGCCTTCAATAAAGGAGATAGTAATAATGGAGAAGTCGTCAGAGCAGCCACAGCAAAACTTGGAGGAGAAACTCCTAGTGTTGTTACAGAGATTAGAGAGCTTGGAGAATCGGGTGAACCTTTTGGAGAGACCGACATTAGCGTACAGACGCCCGAGTGCGAGTGAGTATGAAAGTTTGTCAGATACCCTAGACTATCTTCACAATAACGTTGAGGGGATCAAGCAAGACCTTCTAAGGGTGGCAAAGGTGGTGTAGGATGGCAGTACCCTGGATAAACTTTTTAGCGCCCTCCATGGGCGGTATAGGACCCATAGAGTTAGCGGATCTTGGTAAGTTACAGAAGCTTCAAGAGAAGAATAACGTACCGTTTTATGCTGGAAGGTTTTATCCAAAGAATTCGAAGGCAATCATCGAGGGGTTTAGTATTGGATTAATTTCCGAGACTCCTCCGTGGTTAACATGGGAGACAATAGAAGACACTCAGATATGGATGGTCCCTGCTTTTGAGGACGAGAGAGTTGTCAGTATGCAGACGAGCATCGAGAGAATTGACCTATGGCCTCGCGATGATGACGATCCCGCTGAGATTCCTGATTTCAATGAGGATACGATCAGGCATATGAATGCTGTTAACAATGGATGGGGTCTTGTGAATCCTGGACCAGCGACGAATGTTGCGAACAACTCTATCGATCCTGCTGTCATTGTTACACCGAATGTCATACCCCCTGCGATTGTGTTAGGGTATGTTGGAATTACTTCGATTAGCGGGCGTGTCTCCGAATACGGATTTTACGACGCCGAGTTACATATCGTCAATGGTAAGGAGTATGGTCAACAGCACCTAATCACCGACGAGTATGAGATGATTAGAATTCGTGAAGATGGAGCGTGGATACGTCGGAATGCCGAGTTACCTATAAATGAGGAAGGGCAACTAGCAACAGTGTTTACTGATGACGATGATGCAGGACTTCCTAGGGAGCGGGGCGTCGGATTGTGGCGTTTAAATGAATATCCAGCGAACGGCGATTATCCTAGTTGGGTAATTGACAGTGACATTAATGAAGCACGTACAGTTGGTGGTTACTATTGGGACTTCTTTACTAGATGGTTAGGAGACAACGAACCAAATCCAAAGGCAGGGTTGATCTCAATGCGTCCTAGTAGACTTGATACCCTTGTTTATACAATTAAGGTATCATGTATCACGATTAACGTACCAGATCCTGTACCAGGATCTACGGCATTAACGTTAGCAGATTACGCTAGATCTGGACTGGAGACGTTCGGTAGTAATTTAACAAATAATATTTGGTATTTCTATTGGCCTATTAGATACAATGGTGATATTGCGAGTGAAAGGTATGAGTACCTTCTTGCTAGGGCAGGAATAAATAGGATTGATAACCCAGATTATCTCCCACCAGCAAGTAACACATGAAGGCATTTGGATTAGCAGGTCAGGGATGGTATGGAACACATGATATTCATACTCCATTGACGTTTAATGCTCCTGGCACAGGGTATTCACCGAACGTTAAGATCAATGGTAGTTTCGCCCACAGAGGCGGTGATATATCAGAACCACACATTCTACCCATCCCACCCTTTCCAGCGCACCCAGAGACGATTGTAGCGCAACCTAGCACGGTTATGATCAATGGTATGCCTGCTGCTGAAGTAGGAGCAACGATCACTGGTTCAGGGTCTGTATTATATCTTCCAAGTTTCACTGTGTTTTTCACGTAGACTGTGGTATAATAACGAAGTCAATTGATAAGGTACTATGGCACGAAGCAAAGTTGGTCTCAGTGGTCAGCAGATGATTGAGTCTACTCCCAAGAACACTCGACAGGGTATGGGAAAGAACACGAAGTATGCTGCTACTAGCAGAAACAAAGCAAAGAAAAAGTATCGCGGTCAAGGTCGATGAATTTAATCTGCAATCTTCCTGCTGAGAAAGTCTGGGTACGTAAAGAATACTTACGAGATCATCAAGATGGTCATGGGGAGTTTGTGGAGGGCGTCTGGGTGTGTGCTAAGAGCATACCTGGACGCGCTTTTTATTTTGAAACGTACTTGCCTGAGTATGGGGCAATGTATGACAAACTTCCTATTAGTGCCTTTGTTCGATCCCCCGAAACCCCAGTCATAGACATGAGTTTGGAGAATCTACAATTTTGGAATTGTATGGATTATGGTGTTACTGCCATGAACAAAGGATTTGTGTCATCAATGGACTGTGAGGTCTTTACCAGAGACCATGGACTCATGAGAGGGCAGTATCTGTTCACACTTGATAATTACCATGCTAATATTGATGTGATAGATAATAATGTAAGTGAAGTGCCTCAAGAGCACAAATCTCATAATTGTATTGCATTGAACAATGGTCAATACGCATTGTATCCTAACAATAGGATGCGTCTGTATGACCTCTCTATCACTCCAGAAGAACCCAAGTTCCCTGACTTCAAGGTTTCTACCATAGAATACCAAGTAGAGGCAGGAATCGACTGGGGACGCCTTGGAGACAACGATAATTATTTTTGGGAAACTAATGCTGAACGAAAACTACGGACGGAGACCACGAATGGACAAGCGAGTAGACAAGAGTGAAGATTTTGTAAGAGAGGGAATGACCCTCATCACTGAAGTTGACAGCGAGCGTCACCTGAGGAGAGCGCAAAAGTTGAAAGATGTCAAAGAGGGTGAAATCTTTGACAACCAGGAGGAATGGGCAGACGGGTTCTGTGGCAAGTGATAAATAGAAACAGCCTATTGCTGTGTCTAAATGCCATCCTTTGAAACATTCAAGGACTTGAGTGTTACATTCAAGAAGCACCCTGTATCAGATGATCTGGTAACGGTGAAAGACAAGGCAGCTATCGTTCAGGCGATTACTGCCTTGCTTCTTACTAGGAAGGGAGAAAGACCATTTCAACCTCAGTTGGGATGTGGTATTCAGAATGTATTGTTCGAACCATTAGATTATGGTAGTGCTGGTATTATCAAATCAGAAATTAGAGAAGTCTTGAATCGTTACGAACCAAGAATTGAAATTGATAATATCTTCTGCATTCCAGATGAATTGAATAACGGTTACGAAGTTGAACTATCTTATACGATCATAGGTAGAGACGACGCACCAGTAGCAGTAGAATTCTTCCTAGAGCGAACACGATAATGCCTTATACTCAGGTTGCCAATTTAGACTTTGAAGATATTAAAATTGCTCTGAAGGAATACCTCAGAGCACAGTCAGATTTTACTGATTATGATTTTGACGGTAGTGCGTTATCGACGCTGATCGATACACTTGCCTATAACACCTACTATACAGCGTTTAACGCTAATATGGTAGTCAATGAACTATTCATTGATTCTGCCACGTTGAGGGACAACGTAGTGGCAATTGCGAAGCAGTTAGGATATAGACCCAAGAGCGCAACGTCTCCAACTGCTTACGTATCATTTAATGTAACATATGGCAATCCAACTACTGACACAGAACTTCTACTAAGAAGAGGAACAGGATTCATTGCATCGTATGACAATAACATCTATCAGTATGTTGTACTAGATGATGTTACAGCACAAGTATCAAACGGTGTTGCTACATTTGAAAATGTAGAAGTAAGAGAAGGCACACAATTAGTTAATACTTACGTTGTTAACACAGCACTCAAGTCACAACGTTTCATTCTTGATAATGAAAACATTGATACTAATACTATTAGAGTAAAAGTATTCCCAACAGGTGGATCATTTAGTGAATCATGGTTAGTTTCGGACAATATTATTGGTATCAATGGAACATCCAAAATTTTCTTCTTAGAAGAGATTGAAGACTCTAGATACGAATTACTATTTGGCGATGGTGTATTGGGTAAGGCACTAGAGAATGGTGCGAGGGTGGAAGTGTCTTACCTAACTACTGCTGGTCCAGAGAGCAATGGTGTACGTACATTCGTCTTCTCTGGTGTCCTAGAGAACCCACAAGGTGTCTCTCCTAACTCTTTCGATGTTTCTATTACCTCTACTGTAGCGTCTGCTGGAGGCGAAGAGATTGAGAGCACAGAGAAGATTAGATATACAGCACCAAAGGCATATGGCACCCAAGATCGTGCGGTTACTGCTGATGATTACTCTGCTATCATTCGTAGAATTTACCCTGCTACCAGCGACATCATTATTTTTGGAGGTGAGGAACAAGA